ATAAAACCGGGTGATGCAAAAGTAGCCATTTGATTCACAAGGCCATTGACGCATCGCCCGGTTAGTTTTAACCTTGTCCACCGTGATTCACGTTCGTGAACATGTCCTTTCAGGGCCGATATAGCTCAGTTGGTAGAGCAGCGCATTCGTAATGCGAAGGTCGTAGGTTCGACTCCTATTATCGGCACCATTTAAATCAATAAGTTACACATCATTAGTACCTTCCTTATTTTTTGACTGGGACAAATTTGGGACCGATGGGTTCAGGATCGAGTCTATTTGCCGTGCGTGTTCGGTAAGGTGATTAGGTGCAAGGTGAGCATATCGACGAACCATTTCGATAGACTCCCAGCCTCCCATTTCCTGTAACACTGACAACGGGACTCCGGCTTGAACCAGCCAACTTGCCCAGGTGTGTCTCAAGTCGTGAAATCTGAAATCATCAATACCAGCCCGTCTCAGCGCCGCTTTCCAGGCTGTGTTTGCGTCATACCGCATCTTCCTTACTGTTGGCGCTTTCGTTCCGTCTGGTTTGGTACAGCTTTCCTTGTACACAAATACCCAACGGTGATGATTCCCGATTTGTTTTTTCAATACGCGACATGCAGTATCATTCAGCGCAACGCCAATTGCGCGGTTTGATTTACTCTCTTCCGGGTTTATCCATGCCACCCGGCGCTGCATATCTATTTGTTGCCATTCAAGGTTGATGATGTTCGAGCGTCTTAAGCCTGTTGCCAGTGCAAATTCAACAACAGACTTTAATGGCTCCGGACATTCATCAATCAGCCTTTGTGCTTCATGGGGCTCCAGCCAGCGGATCCGTTTATTCTTTGGTTGAGGCACTTTAATAATTGGTGCCTTATCCAGCATTTTCCATTCACGCTCTGCGGCTCTTAGTAGGGCCTTTATAAATGAAAGATGCGTAGCCTTCGTTGCAACGGACGCTGGTTTTGGCGTGTATTCTGGAACAGGTTTCCCTTTTTTTCTGCATGCTTCTGCCCTGAGTTTCCAGTTTTCCTCATGACGCCGGTTCGTCATTTTCTGCATTGCTGAATAAATTTTTGATTCAGTAATGTCTCTTAGTTGCATTCCTGCGAAATGTTGAAGCCAGAATCCGATCCGGCTTTTGTCATCGTCCAGTGATTTTTTATGTGCTTTCTCTTCAAGCCACCTGACACACGCTTCCTCGAACGTTATATCAGGTATTTCACCAAGTTTGCTGACCCGCCATGCTTCAGCCTTTAGCTTGTCATGGAGTTCTGTCGCCTGCCTTTTGTCCTTTGTTCCAAGAGACTGTTTAAATCTTTTACCGTTCGGCAATGTGAAACTGGCGTACCATATTTCACCTCTGCGGAAGAGTGACATTTTCTTTCCTCTGTTATGCCATCACCCGCGCTCACCTGGACAGTATGCAGCGGAGACTGAAGAGCCGCAATGCAGGCTTGTCGTGTTGTGAGGTAAGGAGATTTATTCTTAGTGGGATCTTTGCGTGTTGCCTGAAGACGCCCTGTGCGTATCCAGTTAATGGCAGTCGGTCTGGATATCTTGAGAAAATGACAGGCCTCATCGAGTGTGAGGCTGTATGGCTCCATTATTTCACCTCTTGCTGTGACATTGTTGAGAAATGGATACCAGCTCGTTGCTGCCAGACGATCCAACCGAGAGTCATATCCCATGCCATGTATTCGTTATCGCCGTTTTTTGCTCTCCGACGATCTACTAAGTCACCAAAACGCTTTTCCATGAATAATTCATAAGCTTCGCGTTCATCTGGTTCTACTTCCAGAGATAGGAGTGCGATTTCATAAGCACGGCGCTCAATATCGTCTCGCACGTCAAGGCTGCTGATACGCTCTTTAATTTCTTTAATCAGTTCTTTGTCGGTAAAAGTGGTCATTATGCTCCAGCCTCCGGTGCTTTTGGCATTACTGCCCAGTGAGTGATATTGACGTTTTCAAGGTCCCCGATCTGAAATGTCCACTGCCATTCTCCGGTTTCTTTTTGTCCCCAGGTGTACCAGAGAGAACGCCAGCCAATTAGCCAGCCTTCTCCGTTAGCATCGAATAACAAAACACTTTCATTTGCTGGTGGCAGTTCAGTTGACACTGGTATTACTTTGTTTTCCTGTGCTGCACATTTAGCTTCAAGCGCATCGAATTTACGCACCAGGTATTCAGCATCCGTTTCATTCACTTTCAGATCTCGCGGTACACATCTCCCACGAAGAAACCCTTCCATTTCGAAAACATTCATGCGCATTTGCGTAACTCCGATAATTCGTTAAAGCGTTCCATAAACATCCCGTAGGCATGGCCTGGAGCCAGTGGAATCACGTTGAACATCTCTGTTGCCGGGATACCTTCCAGCACAGGCCAGAAAGAGCCATCATCAAGCCCGAGATCGCGGCGTTCGGTTGCCAGCATAATGAGATCGGCATATTTCACTGGCGTGCTCATAACAGGAGGTAACCCGTATTTCTCACGGATTACGGCGTCTATTTTTTCTTCCATCCGTTTATAGTCAGGAAGAAGTCGTTTCAGTTGTGCGGGGATGTCCTGGCAATATGCTTCTGTTGCATCATGCATTAAAGCTTCAAAAGCAAATTCCTGCGGCACCAGCTGGCTGCAAAGCACCGCATGTTGGGCGACACTGTAGAAGTGTGAAAGATGTCCTGCAAAGCGACAGATATTTGAAAGGGAAACCGCGATATCGTTAATAACGATGTCGTCTTTATTTATCCTGTCATAATAAAAATGCTTCCCGGAAAAAGTTTTAATAAATGACATTTTGTTCTCCACGTATATGCGCTGCACCGCGCTGAATTCGGGTAAAAGGAAGCCCTCACCGTCCGGCGGTTATTGAGTCAATTACATTTCCATAAATGCCCCCGTAGGGGCGGTTAGTTTCTCCACAAAACAGAGAAGAACACCTGCGGTGGCAGCCGCCCGGATGGATTGGGTTATGAGCCCGTCGTCCGGTGATGCTCTTCTCTGTTTTGTAAAAAGGACGGTACCAGCCGGAAGCAAGGGTACAAACTGGTACCGCCAGGACTACACACAGCATAAAGTTGTGGTGCCGGGTGCCTCCCGGTGCCTGGCGAAGGTTGCACACCAGGCGGGTGGGTATCCACAGAAGGTCGACTGTCAGCCTCAACCTTAACCCGCGTGCGCTGAGCCGCATTCACCACAACGCTAAGGATTCTCTCTGGTTGAAAATACTTAGCTGTTATGTGCCTGCTTTTAGCCACATCAGGCGAGGTGGACCTAGTTATTCCCCAACAACAAGGATTCGGTTAATCTGGTTATCCCCAACAACGCAAAAGGAAAAGAAATGTCCGGTAATATCTATACGCTGTACAAATCCCACTGTGAAAATGTTGGAAAGTATCGGGGCATTGAAATCAGTGGGGTAGTGTCATCAGTCGAAATAAGCAAAGTTGAATCAAGGGCAACATTACTTACTCTTTTGGACCTTGTCTTACATGAGCACCGGAAGAAATTCGGCACTCCCTATAATCAGTTGAATGGGAAAAAGGCTCTGGTTCACCTTATTCTGATGAAGCATCACTGGATGCCAAAACAGATTAATGAGATGAAATTTGATGAACTTCTTCTTTCAATTCAGGATGAACTCACACTTGATAAAATAAGCGTAACCGCCCAGAAATTTTTAGATTATCGAGACTGGAGATCACAAATTCATCACTTTGATGATTTTGACGAAAATGAATGGGATCCTAATTTGTCTGCACAATATCTAAAGTAACATCCTGTGATAAAACCGTGATTTCCTGATCCAGTTTTTTTAAGGAGTCTATTGTTTCCTGTCGATAAGACAGCACTTCACGAAGCTGGTTTATAGCTGCCAGCTTCTTTGTCATCCACTCATAAATTTCCTCATCTGTGTAGCCAGGCGCGACGATTTTGGGTTCTGTTTTGTGCATTTCACATCTCCTCAAGTTATCAGTTACTTGTTGATGGGGACCAGATTGTTAAAGAGCTAAGCGTCCTGTAGGGCGCTTTTTTGTTGCTAACGAATCATCCTGGACTTCATATGCCCCAGGCGGCTACTTCGTGGGCGTCCTGCCTGTTCGTTGTTTCGCTTGGGTACATTATGTATCTCAAAGGTACATTGTCAAGTATAAAAAAACCTGCCGAAGCAGGTTCATAAACATTGATTAGGCTTTGATTTTGTATCTTCTTGGTTTTCCTGAGAAAATCACTGTACCAATTATAGAGCAATTACCGTTGATCTTAATGTAAGGCTCAGGCCAGTTTGGGTTTAACGCTTTGAGATAACGCTGTGTCCCATCTTCTATCAACCTTTTGAAGGTGGTTTCGCCTGTATCGTGCATCAATGCAATAACGTCGTCACCGTGGCAGGCAGGTACTTCAGGATCGACAAAAATCATGTCTCCCGGGCGGTACTCATCAATCATTGAATCACCTATCACCCGCAAGATATAAGTCATTTCCCCACAGGGTACAGGGCAGGGATACGTTTCTGCTGTGCTCAAATCAACCTCAGAATATCCAACTTCTTTCCATGCTCCGGCCTGTACCCATGATATGACAGGGACTAATGTGATTTGTTTATTAGTGATTGAAACATCAGGTTTTTTTGTGATGTTCGTTGTCTGGTGTTCTTGATCGAGCCATCCGACAGGCAGGTCGAAACATTTTTCGATGTGTCGTGCCATGCTGTCACCGATATTTTTAGTAGCACCATCTCCCATAAACCTGCTGGTCTGGGTTGGCTCGCGATCAATCATAGTGGCAAAGGAAGAATTCCCGCCAACACCATCTCTCAGTTTTCTGGCGTTAGACCGCCGGATGTCATGGATTGTTTTCATAACGAAATTAAAACCCTTGTACCGTTAAGGTACAAGTATCTTGAAGGTTCATTTCAATCATGTAATATGTACACCGGAGGTACATATTGTATGAAAGCGTATTGGGACTCTTTAACCAAAGAACAGCAGGGCGAGTTGGCCGGAAAAGTTGGCTCAACACCTGGCTACTTACGGCTGGTTTTCAATGGCTATAAAAAAGCCAGTTTTGTGCTGGCTAAAAAACTTGAGCAATGCACGTCAGGTGCAATTACGAAATCTGACTTAAGACCGGATATCTATCCGAAAGATTAGCAGAACACTTTCAATTTTTAACCACAGAACGATGAGGCTAACCGTGGGTAAGCATCACTGGAAAATAGAAAAACAGCCTGAGTGGTACGTGAAAGCTGTCAGAAAAACTATCGCGGCGTTGCCGGGTGGTTACGCTGAAGCGGCTGACTGGCTCGATGTAACAGAAAACGCTTTATTCAACCGCCTTCGTGCAGATGGCGATCAGATTTTCCCGCTGGGATGGGCAATGGTTTTACAGCGTGCTGGTGGCACTCACTTCATTGCTGATGCTGTGGCGCAGTCTGCAAATGGCGTCTTTGTGTCTCTTCCTGACGTCGAGGATGTGGACAACGCCGATATCAACCAACGCCTGCTGGAAGTCATTGAACAGATCGGCAGTTATTCAAAACAGATTCGTTCAGCAATTGAAGACGGTGTAGTGGAACCGCATGAGAAGACAGCAATTAACGATGAGCTGTACCTCTCAATTTCGAAGCTGCAGGAGCATGCAGCACTGGTCTACAAAATCTTTTGCGTTTCAGAAAGTAGTGACGCCCGCGAGTGTGCAGCTCCGGGCGCCGTGGCGTGTCGTGACTGTGGAGAAACTAACGCATGAACAGTTTAACAACACACTACCGTCGCTCGCAACTGATTGCGCTTCCTGTACCGGGTGGAAAAGCGAAGGTGGAGTATTGCTATGCAGTAAATGTACTAGGTGACAGGGAAATTGTAACCCACAGCTTTGCAGAGTGGGCTGTGGGTGATTTCAACCGGCAGAAGGAGACAGTCCTTTGCGACAAGTTAACCGCTGGTTCAAAGATCACTACGGAGTGCCCGTCAGAGTCATTCGTTGGGAGCCGGAAACACAACGGGTTATCTACCTCCGTGAAGGCTATGAGCATGAGTGCTTCAGCCCGCTCGAACAGTTTCGTTGTAAATTCAGGGAAATAGAGGTCGGTCATGAGCACTAAATTAACCGGCTATGTATGGGATGGTTGCGCTGCGTCAGGCATGAAATTATCCAGCGTGGCAATTATGGCCCGCCTGGCTGATTTCAGTAATGACGAAGGTGTGTGCTGGCCATCAATTGAAACCATTGCCCGTCAGATTGGCGCGGGGATGAGTACCGTCAGGACGGCTATCGCACGGCTGGAAGCAGAAGGCTGGTTAACGCGTAAGGCGCGTCGCCAGGGTAACCGCAATGCGTCGAATGTTTATCAGCTTAACGTTGCGAAGCTTCAGGCAGCGGCATTTTCTCAACTGTCAGATTCTGACCCGTCAAAATCTGACGCATCAAAATCTGACCCGTCAAAATTTGATGCGTCGAAATCTGGCAAAAAAGCGGGTTTTCACCCGTCAGAATCTGGCGGGGATCCGTCAGTAAAATCAAAACATGATCCGTCAGATAAAAAACCTTCTCGTCCGGACGCTTCGCAACCGGACACGCAGACGGATGAACAGGATTTTTTAACTCGCCATCCTGATGCGGTTGTATTCAGCCCTAAAAAGCGCCAGTGGGGAACGCAGGATGATTTGACCTGCGCACAGTGGCTCTGGAAAAAAATCATCGCCCTGTACGAGCAAGCCGCCGAATGTGACGGCAAGGTGGTTCGTCCCAAAGAACCGAACTGGACAGCCTGGGCAAACGAAATTCGCCTGATGTGTGTGCAGGATGGTCGTACTCACAAACAAATCTGCGAGATGTACAGCCGCGTCAGCCGCGATCCGTTCTGGTGCCGTAACGTGCTCAGCCCGTCGAAGTTGCGGGAAAAATGGGATGAGCTTTCCCTGCGCTTATCACCGTCCGTCAGCACGTACATCGAAAAACGCGAAGACCCGTACTTCAAATCCAGTTACGACAACGTGGACTACAGCCAGATCCCGGCAGGATTCAGGGGGTGATCATGAGTCTTTTGAATGAAGTTCAGAAATTCATTGAAGCCCATCCGGGATGTACTTCCGGAGACATTGCGGATGCTTTTGCAGGTTACTCACGGCAGCGCGTTCTGCAGTCAGCAAGCAAGTTACGTCAGAGTGGGCGTGTGGCTCACCGTTGTGAAGGAGATACACGCAGACATTTCCCGCGCCTGACTGAGAGAGCGCAGGAACCGGAACCACAACCAGTTCGAGAAACCAGACCTGTGCGCAATTTCTATGTCGGCACTAACGATCCACGGGTGATTTTGTGCCTGACCCGCCAGGCTGAAGAACTGGAGTCCATGGGCTTATACCGTCGTGCTGCAACCGTGTGGATGGCGGCATTCCGTGAAAGCCACTCCCAGCCAGAACGAAACAATTTTCTGGCGCGTCGTGAGCGGTGCTTACGGAAAAGCAGCAAGCGCGCTGCATCGGGTGAAGAGTGGTATCTGTCAGGGAATTACGTGGGGGCTTAATGAGTAATAAATATTGCCAGGCGCTGGTGGAATTGCGGAACAAACCAGCCCATGAACTGAAGGAAGTGGGCGATCAGTGGCGCACGCCGGACAACATTTTCTGGGGAATTAACACCCTGTTTGGCCCGTTTGTTCTGGATCTGTTTACTGACGGTGATAACGCCAAATGTGCCGCGTATTACACGGCGGAAGATAACGCGCTGGCGCATGACTGGTCAGAACGTCTTGCGGAGCTTAAAGGTGCTGCCTTTGGTAATCCCCCATACAGCCGCGCCAGTCAGCATGAGGGGCAATACATCACCGGCATGCGTTACATCATGAAACATGCCAGTGCCATGCGTGATAAGGGCGGGCGCTATGTTTTCCTGATCAAAGCTGCCACCAGCGAAGTGTGGTGGCCGGAAGATGCGGACCATATTGCTTTTATTCGCGGGCGTATTGGTTTTGAACTGCCTGCCTGGTTTATCCCGAAGGATGAGAAGCAGGTGCCGACAGGCGCTTTCTTCGCTGGTGCTATTGCTGTTTTCGACAAGACCTGGAAGGGACCGGCAATCAGCTACATCGGGCGCGATGAACTTGAGGCATGTGGTGAAGCCTTTCTGGTGCAGGTTCGCCAGCAGGCGGAAAAACTGGTCAGGGAGATGGCGGCATGACGACGTTAACTCAATGCCAGCAGCAGGTGCTGGATATGCTGATTTCTTACCAGAAAGAGCGTGGCTTTCCGCCAACCAATCAGGAGGTGGCAACCATGCTGGGATACCGTTCAGTGAATGCAGCGGTAGAGCATCTTCGTGCACTGGAGAAAAAAGGCGTCATCACGATAAAGCGTGGCGTGGCCCGGGGGATAACGCTTCATACCGCGGTGAAGGACGACGACAGCGAGGCGGTCGGGATTATCCGCGCACTGCTTGCCGGTGAGGAAAACGCCAGGCTGCGTGCAGCCCACTGGTTACATGAGAGAGGCCTGAAAGTATGAAGCTGATCTTGCCTTTCCCGCCCAGCGTGAACACGTACTGGCGACACCCCAACAAAGGGGCGTTTGCTGGTAAGAGTCTGATAAGCGCGGCGGGGCGAAAATTCCAGAGCGCGGCGTGCGCAGCAATAGTTGAGCAGTTACGTCGTCTGCCGAAACCAACGTCGGCACCTGCTTCAGTGGAGATCGTGTTGTTTCCTCCGGATAACCGGATCCGCGATCTGGACAACTATAACAAGGCGCTGTTTGACGCCCTGACCCACGCGGGTGTGTGGGAAGACGACAGTCAGGTGAAAAGAATGCTGGTGGAGTGGGGACCGGTTATCCCGGAAGGGAAGGTCGAGATCACTATCAGTAAGTACGAGAAAACGGCGGGTGCAGCCGCCTGATTAAGAGGAGAAACGAAGTATGAATAATCTGATGGTCATTGATGGTATTGAAGTTCGTCGTGATGCTTATGGGCGTTACAGCCTGAACGATCTGCATCGCGCAGCAGTAGCATCTGGTGCAAATGCCAGAACCAAGGAGCCGGGAAAGTTTCTTTCCAGCCAACAAACTGTTGAGCTTGTTCATGAATTGACCAACACCCAGAATTTGGGTGTTGACCCGGTGAGTGTGATTCATGGGGGAAATGAACGGGGAACGTATGTCTGCAAGGAACTGGTGTATGCCTATGCAATGTGGATCAGCCCGTCATTCCATCTGAAGGTGATCCGTACTTTCGATATGGTAACCAGCGCACCGGAAAAATTATCCGGACAGGCTGCTGACAAGATGCAGGCTGGCGTGATCCTGCTGGACTTTATGCGCCGGGAGTTAAACCTGTCTAACTCTTCAGTGCTTGGTGCCTGTCAGAAACTCCAGGAGGCTGTTGGCTTACCGAATCTGGCACCGCGCTATGCCATTGATGCTCCTGCTGACGCGCCTGATGGCTCAAGCCGCCCCACGCTATCATTGAGTGCACTGCTGAAGCAGTATGGTATCCGCCTGACAGCTAATCAGGCATATCACCAGATGGCGAAGCTGGGGATCGTTGAACAACGTGAACGATACAGCCGCACTGCGATTAACAACATCAAAAAATTCTGGTCGCTGACGGCGAAAGGCTGCATGTTCGGCAAGAACATCACCAGTCCCGCAAATCCGCGCGAGACGCAGCCGCATTTCTTCGAATCCCGATTCCCTGAGCTGTTAAAGTTGCTCGATACCGTTCATTGAGGTGACCGTGAGAGCACTACTGACCCCTGAAATAGCCCCGCGTATGGGGATCGTATTGTTCAGACCAGGTTCAGAGCTGATGCCCCTGTTTATGCAGGGGCGTGTACTGCTGGAGCCTGAGCCGGAACGTTATTCATCTTTCGCCAGTGGTGCCGTTCCCGCGGCATCACAACCGCTGGCGGATGATCCTGCTGTTCGGGCCGTGTTCCGCAATGAGGCAGTGATCCGTCGTGCTGGTGGCGTGGAATGTCTTGAAAGCTGGTTACTTCGTGAAAAAGGCTGCCAGTGGCCTCATTCCGACTGGCACAGCGAGAACATGACCACAATGCGACACGCTCCGGGCGCAATCCGTCTGTGCTGGCACTGTGATAACCAGCTGCGCGATCAGTTCACGGAACGGCTGGAATCAATGGCAACGGATAACTGTGCCCGCTGGGTGTTGTCTGTTGTGCGTCGGGATCTCGGTTTTGATGATAGTCACGTTGTGACAATGCCGGAACTGTGCTGGTGGCTGATTCGTAATGACCTGGCGGATGCCTTACCGGAAAGTGCAGCCCGTAAGGCACTGAGATTACCAAAGCCTGTTGTGCCGTCTGTCACCCGGGAAAGTGACCTTGTGCCTTCGGTTCCTGCCACCAGCATCATCCAGGATAAGGCAAAAAAGGTGCTGGCGCTGAAAGTGGATCCGGAGTCGCCGGAGTCTTTTATGTTACGCCCAAAACGTCGCCGCTGGGTTAATGAAAAGTACACGCGCTGGGTTAAGACACAGCCGTGTGCATGTTGTGGAAAGCCCGCTGATGATCCCCACCACCTGATAGGCCACGGTCAGGGGGGAATGGGTACAAAAGCGCATGACCTCTTTGTGTTGCCTTTGTGCAGAAAGCATCACGACGAGCTGCATGCGGATACCGTGGCATTTGAAGAGAAGTATGGCTCCCAGCTGGAGCTGATATTTCGTTTTATCGATCGCGCGCTGGCAATTGGCGTGCTGGCCTGATTTTGTGGAGAAAGTTGATGCGTGATATTCAGATGGTTCTGGATCGTTGGGGGGGCATGGGCGGCGAGTGATAGTTCTGGGGTAGACTATTCGCCTATAGCTGCTGGGTTTAAAGGGCTTCTTCCCTATACAAGCAAAACACGTCAGGCTTGTTCAGATAGTGATGCATTAATTATTGAAGGTTGTCTTGCTCGTCTAAAGCAAAAAAGACCTGAAGAACACTCGCTTCTTGTTGCCCATTACCTATACGGTATCTCTAAAAGAAAGCTCGCCAAGGCTCGTAAAAAGGATGAGAAACTAATACGCATTGAGATACAGATGGCTGAGGGGTTTATTGATGGCTGCCTATCGATGTTGGAAATTAGTCTAGAGATGGACCCCGAAGTTAAAGATTGATTATTGAAGCCCGATTACTCGGGCTTTTGTTCCACATCTCGAACATAGAGAATTACTGCTGACTTAATGTCACCATCGACGTGTTTTGCGTTAATGCTCAAATGTACAGGCTTTCTTTCCCACTCAGCTCGCTGCAATGCTTCTTTGTTTCCGGATTCATCAAGGAAAACATCCTGAACTACGCAGGTTAGACGTTGGTCGGTATCTACGCGTCGGACCTTAACTTTGAAACTCTCTGGGTCAGTATTATTGACTTCTTCAATTCGGTAAATACCATCAATCCTCATTTCTGATGAACGTCTACGAGCATTCGTAACCAACTCTTTCGCCATTTCAGAATCAATAGTAACGCCATCAATTTGAGCGTTATCTGAACGCACAAAGGATTTGACCATTTGGGTTTTAGCGTCATACGACATACGGTCCATGTTATCGAGAAGTGGTTTTTCCGCAATCATTTCTGAAATAACCCGCAGGCGTTTAGTTTCTTGCTCGCTCATGATCTGCATAGTCCGGAGATGTTCTTTCTCTCCATCCTTAGCAATTTCTGCAAGGCGAATATCTTTGCGGTTGTCCAAGAACCGTTTAAATACTGTTACTCCGCCCCAGATGACTGCTGCGCCGAGAACAGTAAACATGATCTCAGTTGCGTTCATTTTACCAACAAGTTCCTGTGTGAGTTTGGTTAAAAAGCCATCAATGTTGATTTCTACTATTGAAGAACCCTGTTCTACCGTAACTTCTATTTCTAGGGCATCAAGTTCTTCTTTGGTCAGTTTGCGGACGTCAGGGACACCGTACTTGGCAAGGGCATATGATTTGTTGATTTGAGCTTGCATTTCAACAAATCCCTTCATAACTGAAGGTGTTAGCGATCTGTTGAATTTTTCACCGGTTAATCTGATGGTAAGGTTTGGCCATCCGTTGAAACTTAAACTGTCAGGTAAACCATAACCATCAAGATAGCTTTCAAGCAAATCGAAGGCTTGCTGCTCAGATTCAATGTCTACATGAATCTCATCAAACTTATCCAAAAGTATGTCCTCATTCTAAGCCAACTGTCACCGTGAGGTTTGGCAACGCCTGCTTTATTTTTCGTTTTAAGTTGTGTGGCAAAAAAATAATGGAAAAACAGATAAAAATCACTAACGCGGTCCGCATTTTCTAGATTACTGTGTTAAGAGTGGTTACTTCGCCACACAGCTTAAACCCGCCGCTGAGCGGTTTTTTTGTACCTGTAAACTTGGTGCAGTACAGTAAACACGCTGGTGGTCGTGAATACTGACTTTTTATCTTGCTGGCTTTTTAGACAAGAGTTATTGGTATGTCATGTTAACCAGAAGGGAAAAAGACATGCTAAAACAGCAAGATATGACAGAAACCGCCGCCGTAGTCCTTCATTTCTTACCTGCTGACAAGTGGGTAACGCCACGCATGATGACGAGAACTACCGGAGTAAGCGAAGCCCGGTGCCAGTTAATACTGACTCAGTTAGTTCTGGCGGGTCTGGCGAAGGATAACGGCGGGTATGGGAATAAATTCAGACGCTGCCAGTAATGGCGGTTTCCTGCTGTGAAAATGGGCGGCTGGTGGGTGTTGGTAGCACCTGCCAGCCATTCGCTCATGCTTACTGGTCACAAGCGAACCACGGCCCACTGCTTTAGCGCAAAAGCAGAGTGAGCCTACCAGAGTTACGCTTACTGATCCATGAAAAATACTGTAAAAATAAACAGTGTTGATTTAATCAACGCTGATTGCCTGCATTTTATTCAGTCCCTGCCTGATGATTCCATTGACCTGATTGTTACCGATCCGCCTTACTTCAAGGTGAAACCTAACGGTTGGGACAATCAGTGGAAAGGGGACGAAGATTACCTTAAGTGGCTGGACCACTGTCTGGCCCAGTTCTGGCGGGTGTTGAAACCTGCCGGAAGCCTTTACCTGTTCTGTGGGCATCGCCTGGCATCTGATATTGAGATCATGATGCGTGAACGTTTCAACGTGCTTAACCATATCATCTGGGCGAAGCCGTCCGGACGTTGGAATGGGTGTAATAAAGAAAGTCTGCGCGCATATTTTCCTGCCACAGAGCGCGTTCTGTTTGCTGAACATTACCAGGGGCCATATCGCGGCAAAAGTGACGGCTATGCGGCAAAAGAAAGGGAACTCAAACAGCACATAATGGCACCGCTGATATCGTATTTCAGGGATGCTCGTGCCGAACTGGGTATAACGGCAAAACAAATTGCCGAAGCCACAGGTAAGAAAAATATGGTTTCCCACTGGTTTGGTGCCAGTCAGTGGCAGTTGCCGAATGAGGCTGACTATCGGAAGTTACAGGCACTGTTTTCCCGTATAGCGGCAGAGAAGTTTCAGGAACAACAACTGGAACAACCACACCACCAGCTGGTGGCATCTTATGATTCACTGAATCGCAAATATTCTGAATTGCTGGATGAGTTTAAATCTCTCCGGCGCTATTTCTCCGTATCAGTCTCCGTGCCTTATACCGATGTCTGGACGCATAAGCCCGTTCAGTTCTACCCGGGTAAACATCCGTGCGAGAAACCGGCGGATATGCTCCGGCAAATAATCAATGCCAGTAGTCGACCTGGTGATCTGGTTGCTGATTTCTTTATGGGATCCGGTTCCACAATAAAAGCAGCAATGGCGCTGGGGCGTCGGGCGTTAGGTGTTGAACTTGAGTCAGAGCGGTTTAATCAGACGGTGAAAGAGGTAAGTGAACTGGTGGGGAAATAATTCTGGTGGCCACGTTGCGTGGCCTTTTTATTTCCAACACAGCACCCGCAAATATCGCGAGGTGAGAGATGACGAAATGTCTCATAACCCAAATACCTGGCCGGACTGGCTGGAGTTGTTTCAGAGCTGGTGGCGTGGAGACACACCGCTGGGTGCAGTGATTATGTCGATCGTTATGGCTGGTTTGCGCATCGCCTATTTTGGCGGTGGTGGTGGCTGGAAGCGAAAAACGCTCGAGATTTTGCTATGTGGCGCTCTGACGCTGACCTTTGCATCCGCTCTTGAATATGTCGGATGGCCTAAATCGCTTTCTGTTGCCATTGGTGGTGGCGTGGGGCTGATCGGTGTCGATGCTATTCGTGGGGCTGCAATGCGAGTAATCGGTAACAAATTTGGTAGCTCGAAGGAGTAATTTATGCAGGCACTAAATTCCCAGCGTAAAGCTTTCCTGGATATGGTGGCATGGTCAGAAGGAACGGATAACGGGCGACAACCGACACGTAACCACGGTTATGATGTTATTGTTGGTGGCGAACTGTTCACTGATTACTCCGATCACCCTCGCAAACTTGTCACGCTAAACCCCAAACTCAAATCAACAGCTGCCGGACGTTACCAGCTTCTTTCACGCTGGTGGGATGCTTACCGTAAACAGCTTGGCCTGAAAGATTTTTCTCCAGAAAGCCAGGACGCTGTAGCTCTGCAGCAGATTAAAGAGCGTGGTGCTTTACCGATGATTGACCGCGGCAGTATTCGTCAGGCAATCGACCGTTGCAGCAATATCTGGGCGTCGTTACCTGGTGCAGGTTACGGTCAGTATGAACATAAAATCGGTGACCTGATTGCCCGATTTAAAAAAGCTGGTGGGGTAGTAAATGAGGCTGAGATATAAGCTGGTTATTGTTGCCTTCGTTGTTAGCGTCATTGGTTCCTTCATCTGGTCTGCTGGACATTACTACAGCAAATATCAGCACGAAAAGGAGCGTGCTGATGAGGCTGTACGAAATGCTGAATCAGCAACTGCCATTACCCGTAACGTTCTGCAATCACTGCAAATCATCAATACAGTTATAGAGGCTAACCAGCATGCAAAACAGCAGATCGCACTGGAGTCACAGAGAACCCAGGAAGATATCAAAGTGGCTGTTGCGGATGATGATTGTGCTTCACGTCATGTGCCTGCTGCCGCTGCTGACCGGTTGCGGAAGTACGCGAACAGTTTACGTGCCGGTTCCGGCGGTACCGCTGCCAACAAGCCTGACCACTGAAACGCCCCAGCCAGTCATTCCCGACCCGCTGACCTATGGGGCCAGTCTGGATCTGAATGTGAGCCTGCTTTCGGCGCTGGGCCAGTGCAACATCGACAAGGCCAGTATCAGGAAGATAGAAACGTCACGCAACTCACAGTAGCCATTACAAAGCTCATCTGCGGGTGGGCTTTGTAATGGCTTATTCGTAGTTGTCACCAGGGAAGTATTCCTGAAACTTTGATTTTGGGAGCTGGGTTTTCGCGAAGTTCGCAAGCCTTCCTCTTGTAAGCATGTAGTCACACCCACCTTCTTGTTTGAGAAGGTCACCAGCTAATGTCCGATACACAACGTCACTTCGCAAAATTTCAATGGTGGAATTCCTGATGAGAAATGTTTCACACATCGGGCATCTAATTAACCAAGCGGTATCACGGTTCTGCCAGGTCGCATCTGAATTGCAAGCCGGGCAGCATTTCTGATCTTCTTGTCCTATGACCATTGTCATGCTCTCGCATAGTGAAGGAATTTTCAGATTAACTCATTTTCAGACGCATCGTAATGGCTTAAGGAAACAATTAATGCCACCACGTACACCAAAAGCCTGCCGCGTTCGCGGTTGCCGCAATACCACTACTGACCCGTCAGGCTATTGCGAAAGCCACAAAAGCGAAGGCTGGAAGCAATACAAACCAGGCCTGTCACGTCATCAGCGCGGCTACGGTTCGAAGTGGGACAGTATCCGCGCGCGTGTCCTGAAGCGTGACAAAGGCCTGTGTCAGTTATGTCTGCGTGCTGGTGTGGTGCGTGAGGCGAAGACCGTTGACCACATCATCCCTAAATCGCATGGCGGCACTGATGTCGACAGTAATCTGCAGAGTTTGTGCTGGCCGTGTCATAAGGCGAAGACGGCCCGTGAACGGCTGAAGTAAGAACCAGTTCCCACTGCCAGAGGGGAGGGGCGGGTCAAATCCCTGTGACCTGACGTCTTCCGGACTGCCCGCCCCATCGTTTTTTTATACCCGCGAAAAATGAAATTTAACCAGGAGTGCCGCATATGGCTGGAACGGCGGGGCGTTCCGGGCGTCGCCCCAAGCCAACGGCGCGCAAGGCGCTGGCCGGAAACCCC